GATGTTCAGGCAATAGAAACAGCCTCTTCCATTTGGGCATGGCAGTCTAGCGACCAAGATGTTTTTCTAGGTGGAGGTGAAGTTGAATTATACGATGGCGTAGTAGCAAAGCCACCAACATCTCTGGCTGTCACGGCAATCACTTTCCTGGCGGCTGATGGTACTAATAATTCGTCTTTTCAAACTACATGGACAGCATCAGTTGATGCTTTTGTTGAACACTATGTAGTTGAATGGCGGCTTGCATCGCCCGCAAATCAGCCTTATTTTTCGCAAGAGACAAAGCTTTCTCCGTTTAGAATTAATAACTTAGAAAGCAGTAAAGCTTATAATGTAAGGGTTAAGGCTGTAAATGAGCTAGGTGTCTCAAGCACTTACGCAACTGTTGATCGGACTTCAACTATTGATACGACCCCCCCAGCAGCACCATCCTCTGTTGCAGCAGCAGGTGAGTTTGAGCAAATTACTGTTACTTGGGTAAACCCAACTGTTGTAGATTTTGAGCGCGTCAATGTGTATCGCTCAACTTCGTCTGACGGCACATATGCCGAAATAGGTAGAAGCTCAGGAACGACTTTTACCGACACAGACCTTGCAGTAGGTGTGCAAAGATTTTATAAATTAAAAGCAGTTGATTACACTGGCAACGCATCAACAAGTTTTAGCGCAATAGTTAATGCTACCACTACCCAAGTCCCTGTTGGCGGCATCGCAAATGACGCGGTAGACACTGCTCAGATTGCTGACTTAGCTGTTGAAACAAACCAGCTTGATAATGACGCGGTAACAATAGCTAAGATAGCAACGAGCTTGCAGTCAACAAACTATTCATCTGGCAGTGCAGGGTGGAAGATACTTAAAAGCGGTGTGGTTGAGTTTGAGCAAGCAACTATTCGTGGCAACATTAGCGCGACGACAGGCTCTATTGGCGGCTACACCATAAACTCTAATTCTTTGTTTGCTGGTTCTGGCAATACTAGGGTTTCTTTAAGTACAGCAGACGGCATATCTCTTGGAAGTAATACGTTTGGAAGTGCGCCTTTTCGGGTAACTCGCGCAGGAGCATTGACGGCAACAAGCGCAACCATTACAGGTGCGCTAACACTTACTAATGTTGATGGGGCTACCGTTGTCTATACTAGCGGAAACCTACAAGTTGGAACGGTTCAAACAGGTAACATTGCAAGTGACGCTGTAACTAATGCGTTAATTGCAACTGATGCAGTTAATCAAGATTCTATTGCGGCAAACTCAGTGACCGCATCTGCTATTGTTGCAGGGACGATAACAGCAACGGAGATAGCCACCGATGCTATCACGGCTGGTAAAATTGATGTTGCAAACCTAGCCGCGATTAACGCCAACATGGGCAACATTACAGCAGGGTCTATATCGGTTGGATTGTTGACAGGTGACGTAACAGACGTTTACCCAGTAGGGCTTGAGATAGCAACGTCAATGGGTACATCAGGCTTGACTACCTATGCAGATTTTTGGATTCCTGCTCCATCAAGCGGAATTGCCAAACGACAGAGAATTTCAACAGATTTTGTGTTTAGCATTACCAATTCTTCTTCTTCCAATTATTCAGCTTTTTTTCAGTATGGTTTGCAATATAAAGGAAAGACTAATATTGGCGCATCAATAGGAGCTGTTACTCACGTTAGCTTTCCTATTCAATATCGTCAATTAGTTTCTTTGGCAGGAAATGTCTTGGATAAAATAGACAATGTTGGCGGTGTTGCTAAAACAAATAATGGAGCAGGAACTTATGGTGTCGCAAGTATTGTTGGCGTGTCTTATGACGCTAGTGCCAATAAAACGTATGTGTTGATAGCAAATATTGCAACTACCTTTGCCACTAACGATACGATGTTTTTTAGCGCAAATAGATTTGAATCGGCAGGGACTTTTGTTGCTAATTATCAAAGCCTTCAAACAAAAATGATTTTAGCTAATTCAATAGAGCGATTTACTTTGCCAATGCAACAGTATTTTGGTTCAACCACAACAGCTACAAACGTAAGACCTTATGTAATAGCGTCCACAAATATGAATAACTTAACTGGTGTTTTACAGACACTTAAAGGAACAATGGAGAATCTAGCATGATTCGTTTAGGTTATGTGAAAAATGGCGAAGATGTATTGCATGAAACTGTCAATAGTGTTCCCGAAAGCAATGATGCAATGGATTCTTTAATTCAGTCAATGGCAGATGAATCTGTAGAGTATTTTTACAAAGAACGCCAAACAACAGACACAGATTGGGAGCGTTACGCTTTCATTGATCAAACCTAAGAGGCTACAAATGACTGAAATATATACGCTTGTTAAAAAAGATACTGCGCCTCAGATTAGTGCTACGTTGACAAGAGAAGATGACGGTTCTGTTATTAATTTCTCTGGTGGAACTTGCGTACTAAAGTTTAGAAAGAAAGATACAACTAACATCTTGTTTACGTTGAGTGCCGCAAACGTAGGTGATAACTTTGAGGATGGCCTTGCCATATTTTCATTTTCTGGCACCAATTTACACCATAACGCTGGCTATTATGAGGGCGAGATCGAGGTAACTTACGCCAGTGGCGTTGTTGAGACTTTGTACGAAATATTAGAGTTTTATATTAGGGATGATTTTTAATGATTAAGGCAATCATTGCATTTAAAAAAGCTATTGCCTCAATCGACTACAAGAAAATGGTTGCCGATATTAAATTAGGTGACTTCTTTATCTTTAGGTTTTTTACTGACGCTTTAGGTTTGTCTGACAGCGAATCTAAGGGCATTGGCAAATCCCTTGGTGATCCATCAAGTGCGTCTGACTCAACCGTTACAGGGCTGGGGAAGGTCACTAACGACGGTTCTACAACCTCTGACACTATCTCTTTAGATGTAGGTGTAGCATTTAGTGATTCTGGTGCTACCTCCGATGCAATTAATACGGTTGCGATTGGTAAAAGCCTTAACGATGTTCCAGGCACAACAGATGCCACGGCATTTGGCACTGGGTTGGCTAGGACTGATGTGTTTTCTGCTGCTGAATCCCTTAGCGTTGCCTCTGGGAAAGCATTAGTTAACTCGTCTGTTACCTCTGATACTCAAGCATTTTCACTAAGCAAAGCATTATCTGACTTTAGTGCGATGACTGATGTGCAAACAGCCTCATTTAACAAAGGCAATGCTGATAGTTCTGCCTTTGCTGATACTGAGAGAAAGGACTTTCACAAATTCATCAATGAAGAAGCGGGCGTTACCGACGATT